ACTGATACCGTTTTTGATATAAAAGGAGTTATATTTGGATATACAAATCATAACAAAAAAATATGCAATATAGATATTTTCAGCAATAAATATACTAATTCTAATATATGTATATTTGGAAGTAGTGATTCGAATTAATTATGTAACTTTTTATAAATACTTTTAAAATGCCACTTTAAGTAACATTATTCTGTAAAATTTAGTTTTGTAATTTTTCCATCTAATAAAATAATTTCATTTAGTATTGACATCCAAAACTTTCTTTTCTCGATTTTCTCTAGTTTATTATAAATAGTGTTAAAATCAATATCTATAAATTTTTCTAAATGTTCATAGTTTTTCTCTTTGTTGAAACATAATTCTTTTTTTAATTTTTCGACTTTATCCATATATTCTACATAATCTTTTTTATACAAATCTTTATCAATCAGACTATCAATATATAAATCTTTTAATTTTTCTAACTTTTTTTCTATTTTTTTAATATTTTCTTTAATAATTTTAGTATCTATTTTCTTATTATTAATTATCTTTAATTTAATAACGTGATTTTTGATTTCACTTTGAATCATATCTAATAATTGCTTTTCGATTTTCTTTTCTACAGTAACACGTTTATTAGTACATTTAAACCTTTGGCTTTTATCATTCGAAGGGTTACATGATCTAAAACATCTATAGTTTATATGTATAGTATTATTAGTAGATTTTGTCAAACCTCTGCACATTTTAGCATTACAATTTCCACATTTAAGCAAACCATCAAAAATAGTTATCGGTGCATTTATATTATTTCTTGTTGATCTTCTTCTTTTTTTAATAAAATTTTGCACTTTATTAAATAATTCTCCATCTACTATTGCTGGAATGTAATTCTCTATGTATTCATCTTTTAAATACAACTTGTATTTACCAGCATATGAGCTATCTTGTAAATATTTATGGTATGACTGATAAGAAGAATTTTCAAAATGTTCTTTAAAATAACTATAACTTAAATGTGTATCTCCAGCAACTGTCAAAAAATAATTGTAGAAATTTATAATATTTTCAGCTTCTTTTTCATTGATTTCAAAATGTTTATTTATTATATCGTAACCGTACTTTTTAGCACCAGCTACAACTTCACCTTTTTCTCTTTTATACTTAAATATATCTTTTATTCTTTCTGATGTTTTTTCAATTTCTCTTTGTGCTAAAGATACTTTTAAATTAAATAGAAAAGTTCCATCTGCAGAGCTAGTGTCTATGTCATCTTCGTGTATTGCTTGCATATAAACTTTATTATCTAGTAAAATTTTATTTATATTATTAGCATCTAAAACATTTCTAGATAATCTATCTAATTTAGTGAATAAAACTAATTCGAAAGTAGTTATTTTTTTAAGCATTTCTTGTAAAGCAGGTCTTTTCATAGATGATGCTGAAATACCATTGTCAACGAAAGTATCATATTCGTAATTATTTTTATTACAATGTTCTATTAAATTATTTAGTTGAGCATCTATAGATAAACCAAACTTCGCTTGTTCATCAGTTGATACTCTAGCATATATAGCTACTTTTTTCATAGTTCACTCCTGTTTATATAATTCTAATGCTTTTTTAGCATATTTTTCAGTGATATTAAACTCTTCGGCTATTTCACATATGTAATTCGGTCTATACTCGTCTATATACAACTTAAATTTGTTGTATGGTAATAAGTTATGGATTGCTCGTTTATCTGCTCTATATTCAATTCTAGAACGTCCTAGTTCATCTATATCATACGTATAAGTAGTACCCGTTTCATAGTGACCTATTTCGTGAGCTAAAATACAACGTTCTTCAGAATATGATTTAATTTTAGAGTAATCTATACCTATAAAATCACTATCGTTTATTTTTAAATAGATTCCTTTTAAATCTTCAATTTTAGTTTTTATACTTTCAAATATAATATTGGCTTTTCTAAATATATATATTGTTCCATTATATATCTCCGATCGAATATTATTTTTTATCAAAATATTTATTGATTACAAAATCAGCAAAATTATCTACCTCTTTTTTAATAGCATCTTTTTGCTCTTGTGTCATATGTCTTAGTTTCTGATCATAATAAGTAGCGTATTGTATATCTTTTTTTAAATCCTGTTTTTTGATTTCGGGATCGTTAGTTTTTAGTAAAAAATAATCTAAATCAGTATTTGTAATATCTGCAATCAAACTTAAAGTATCAGAATCAATAGATTTTATCTCTCCACTTTCGTATTTAGATATAGTTGTAAATTTAACATTTAATTTATTTCCTAAATCTGTTTGAGATAATCCACAAAATAATCTTCTTTCTTTTATTCTTTGACCTTTTAATATTCTTTTTTGTAATTCGTCCATTTTTTCTCCTTTATTCTTAAAAAATATACAATAAAATTTTCTTCACAGTGTAATTATAGCATAATCAACCTTTCTTGTCAATACAATTTACATAATATTCCTATTACGGGAATAACAAAATAAAAAACTTTGCAAAAAATGAAACCTTTTGTATAAAAATGCTTGACACGGTAAAATATTCATGATAGAATTACCGTAATAAGAAAGAGAGGTGCAAAAATGAACGAAAAAGTAAAACATATAGCAGTAAGAAATTTAAGAAAAAAGAAAAAAATTTCAGTAAAAGATATGGTGCTAAAATTAAAAGAAAAAGGAATTACACTAGCGGAAAGTACATACTATAGAAAAGAAATTGGAACAATACCCATTATAATTGATGAAGCAAAAGAAATTGCTGATATATTAAATTGTAATGCTTCAATTTTTTTTAAAAAGTAATTCCCGTAATACGGGATAAAGGAAGTGATCGAATTGAATGCAGAAAAAATAATAAGCACATTACTAGAAATTTATGCAGAAAAAAACAATATTGAAATTGAATATGAAATTATAAAAGAGGTGAGTTAATTGATTAACAAAATAAAATATTTATTATATAAGAGAAAAATTAAAAACATGAATCTAAGAGAAGTATTTATTTATAGTGGTACAGAAAAAATTTGTTCAATCGGTATTGCATAATGAAAAAGTTATTATTAATAAATATAGTTTTAATAATTAGTTATTATAGTATACCTGGTATTACTAAAATTGAAATAAATGCAACTAAAATAAATATGCCAATAAGCATTGAAGTAAATAGACATGAAGAATACGTACTAAAATATAAAAACTACAATCTAACGGTTGATACAGATTTAAGATTACCGACGAATTTAACAGCTGCTGATTACGAACAGATACTACCTAAAAATTTGAAAGGTATAGGACAAGCCCTAGAACAAGCAGAGAGCGATTATAAAGTCAATGGTATATACTTAATTGGTTTAGCTTGCCAGGAGAGTGGACGTGGCACATCAGACTTTGCAAAGTACAGAAATAATATTACGGGATTTTGTGCTTACGATACTAATCCTAATAATGCAAGTTATTTTGAGAGTTACAGTGAATGTATATTACAAACAGCAAGATTATTAAATAAATATTACTTAAAAGAAGATGCAAAATGGTATGGTGGAGGTTATACAATTAAAAATGTAGATGTTTTTTATTGCACAGATGATACTCACGCCGACAGGATAGTTGATATCGCAAATGAATTAGTGAAAGGAGTTGAGTAAAATGAGTATTCCAAAAGAATTTTTAACACTTGATACACCAACAAATAGATTTAAAAAACTTGTAAAACAAATATACAAAATAATTAAAATAGTATTATTTGTTGCAATATTAATATCTACCTTTATGGTATCAGAGAAATCTACAGATTGGATCTTAAATTTAAGTTTTGAACAATTAAGTAAAATAATAAACGTAATTTTAGTAGTAGTAATAGTTTTATTTTTAAAAAGAAAGTAGGTGAGTTATGTGAAAGACAAAACTTATAATAAAATAATGATTGTAGGATGTGCAATATTAGGATTGGCATTAATACTTATAGCAATAGCAACTAATCTTGTTGAAAAAGCCGATAAAGAAATTATATACATTAATCATATAGTTAAGCAAGGTGAAAATTTAACACAAATTGCAGATAGATATTCAGAAGAGTATTTACCAAAAGCAATATGTGAGATTAAAAAATTAAACAATATGACTGAATCTGATTTGATAGTAGGACAAGTTTTAAAAGTAGAGGTGAAATAAAAATGCAAGGAGACTATATAGTAATTTATAAAACAGGATTAGGAAATCATTTATATAATGAAGGTAAGGCGATGACAAAACAAAAAGCAAACGAAGTAGTTAAAAATTTAAAAATAATTATAAATCAAAAACTAGAAATTAACATATATAAAATATTGAAAGAAGTTGATTTTAAAGAACGCAGAAAAAGGGTTGATAAAAATGTTTGAATTAGTATTCGCAATAATAGGATCACCAATAGCAGCATTAGGATTTGGAGTATTATTGAAAATTTTTGATTAGAAAGAAGGTGAAAAATATGCCACAAGGAAAAATAAAAGTTTATACACAATGTGATGTTATCGAAATACAAAAAGGATTTATACAAGAATTAAGTGAAATTCATTCAATAGCTTATGATATTCTACACAAATGTACAAATAAACAAGATGTGAAATTAGATCTAGTTAAATTAGTACAAAACGTGTATGATAGACAAATTATAATACAAAAAGATATAAATATAGAAGCATCTAACGTTCAAATTAAAAATGCTTCTAATTAATGAATTTACAAAATCATTATATTTTTATTATAACATAAAAGTTAACATAAGTCAAGAATAGGTATGTTTTAGCAAAATCAAAAGAGAATGAGGGGGAAAATTAAAATGATATTAAATAAAATAACAATAAAGAATTTCAAAGGAATAAAAAACCTACAAATAGATTTTAACGGTAGAAATACAAATATTTCTGGTGAAAACGCAACAGGTAAGACAACTGTATATGATAGCTTTTTATGGTTACTTTTTGATAAAGATAGTACAAATAGAAAAGATTTTAATTTAAAAACTATAGATAAATTAGGATCTCAAATACATATGCTGGAGCATGAAGTTGAAGCAACTATAGAAGTAAATGGTAAAGAGATTACTATAAGAAAAGTTATGGAAGAAAAATGGACTAAAAAAAGAGGATCTGCAGAACAAGAATTTTCAGGCCACGAAACAAGTTGTTATATAGATGAAGTACCTGTTAAGAAATCAGAGTACCAGGATAAGATAAATAACTTAATAGATGAGAATATATTCAAATTACTAACTAATCCAGTTTACTTTAATACAATGCTTAAATGGCAAGATAGAAGAACTATGCTATTAAGTATAACTGGTGATATGTCTGATGAACAAGTTATAGATTCAGATATAAAATTAATTAGTTTAAGAGAAATACTAAATGGTAAATCTACTGAAGACTATGGAAAAATAATAAAAGAAAAAATAAAAAGACTTAATGAAGATATAGAGAAAATTCCTACTAGAATCGATGAATTAAATCACAATAAAGAAACATTAGAAAAAATAGACTATGAATCAATTGAAAAAGAAAAAGAATTTGAAAATATGAAACTCAATGCTATAGATGAGCAATTAAATAGTGCTGTAGCAGTAAATCAAAAATATAACAATAAACTTATTGAAATAAGTCAATTAAAAAACAAACTTGCTACTATAGAAAGAGAAATACAGTTCAATGCTTCAAGAGAAGGTATTGATACTGAAAATAAATTAAATAATCTTATATCAGAAAAAAAGAATATTGAATTTAGAATTGACACATTAAAACAGACTATTGAAAGTGTTGATAAGTACATAGAAGAATGTAATAAAAAGAAAAACGAGCTTTATAAAAAATATGATGCAACTACTGCAGATAAATTTATCGAACCTGATGATAATAATTTTAATTGTACTACATGTGGACAATCTCTTCCTGGTGATGATATTAAAACTAAAATTGAAGATATGAGAAACAGTTTTAATAAAAATAAACTTGAAACTATAGAAAAAATAAATGTAGAAGGGAAATTTATAACTGGAGATGCGAAAGCACATGAATTAAGAGCTAATGAGTATAAGACTGAATTAGATCAAAGCAAAGAATTATTAACTGCAGTTATAAACAACATAGCAGCTATTGAATTAGAAATTAAAACTATAAATGATAACAAAACTGAAATAGATTATACAAGTTCTAAAGAGTACACTCAAATTAAAGCAGAAATAGCTCAATTAGAGTTAGAACTTAACAAACCAGTTGAAGATATAACTACAGCATTAAAACAAGAGAAAATAGAAATACAGAACAAGATAAATGAGTTAAATAAACAATTAGCTAATCAAGAGGTAGAGATTAAAACTAATGCTAGAATTGAACAACTTGAACTTGAAGAAAGAAATCTCGCTGAAAAAATAGCAGAGCTAGAGGGGCATAGATACTTAATTGAAGAGTTTATAAAAACAAAAGTAAATATGTTAGAGGAGTTTATAAATAGTAAATTTAAAGTAGTTAGATTTAAATTATTTGATACACAAATTAATGGTGGACTTAATGAATGCTGTGAAACACTTGTAAATGGAGTACCTTATTCAGATGTAAACAATGCAGGTAAGATAAATGCAGGTATGGATATTATAGCTACATTAATAGAACATTTCGGAGTTAAAGCACCAATTTTTGTAGATAATGCAGAGAGTATAAATGATTTATACAATTTAGATACACAAATAATAAGATTATTAGTTAGCAGAGATAAACAATTGAAAGTCGAGGTAATATAATATGCCTAAAACATATGAGTGTAAATGTTGCAATTGTGAACATGAGTTTTTAGCTCAAAAATCAATATTCCATGATATGGGATTCTTTGATTTAGGAAGAGCAGAATGTCCAAAATGTAATACAGTTTTAAACTTAATATATAATCCAGAAAATGACATTATGACTGTAAGATTACATGAAGATTTGATAAATGAAATTAAAAACGAGGGGGAAAATTAATTATGAAATCAACAGGAATAGTAAGAAAAGTAGATGAGTTAGGTAGAATAGTTCTACCTATAGAATTAACAAAAAATTTAGATATTAATATAAAGGATCCATTAGAAATATTTATAGATGGAAAATCAATTGTTTTGAAAAAATTTCATTTAGTAACGTGTGATAAATGCGAAATTAGAATAGATAACGAAGATAAGTTTTGTAAAAATTGCGGATGCAGTTTGAAAGGAGATAAATAATTATGAGTAATGAATTAGTAAAAACCGAAGAGGTAAAATTAACAAATAGCGAGAGATTTACAAAAAAAGTACTAGCGGAATTTAAAGGTAATGTTGGCCAAATAGAATTAAATAATTACCAAAGAGAATTAATAAATGGTTATTTTATAGGAATCGACAGAGCTTTAATTAAAGCTGAAGAGGATAGGGTAGTTAAAAACAATTATTTAGATAAAAAGAATGAACTAGCATATGCATGGGACAATGTAGATTTAAACGATATATCACTTGGAGCAGTACATCATGCTAAAATGGGCCTAGATGTGATGCTTGACAATCACTTAAATCCTATACCTTATAAAAATAAAAAAGGCACTAAATATAACATAGCTTGGATAAAAGGATATAAAGGATTAGAATATATTGCTATGGAACATGCTCTTGTAGTACCTAAAAATATAACAATAGAATTAGTACATGAAAATGATGAATTTGAAGTTATAAAAAAATCTGTAACAAACAAATATGATACTTATAAATTAACAATCAAAAATCCATTTAGTCGTGGAAAATGTATAGGTGGATTCGGTTATATAGAGTATGTAGAAGAAAATAACAATAGACTTATACTTATGTCTGAAACTGAGATTTTAAAGAGAAAACCAATATATGCAGCTCCAGAGTTTTGGGGTGGAGAAAAAGATAAATGGGAAAATAAAAAGAAAATTGGTAAAGAAACTATAGAAGGATGGAAAGATCAAATGTATCTAAAAACAGTCGCAAGAGCTGTATATAATAAAATTTCACCTGATCCGAAAAAAATAAATGGAAGTTATGCATACGTTGTATCTAATGATACCGATTACGCAGAAGCACAAGTGATAAACGAAATTGACAATAATGCTAATAAATTATCGATAGATATAGAGGATGATACTAATGCACAATATATACCGTATGAACAAGAACAACCTCAAAATGAGGAAATAGATACAAAAAAAATTACTAACGAAGAGTCTGTAAAACAAAATGGAGCATTACCAAGAAGGGAATTTTAATATGAAGCTACAAGTATTAGGGTCTAGTAGTGCAGGAAACTGCTATATATTAGAAACAGAAACAGACAAACTTATAATCGATGCAGGATTACCATATAAGGAAGTTCAAAAAGGTCTAAATTTCAATTTTAAAGGTGTGGTGGGTACATTAGTTACCCACGAACACCAAGACCATTGCAAAGCAGTTAAAGACCTTATTAAAAGCAGTATAAATATATATACGAGTAAAGGAACTGCTGAAGCTTTAAAGATAGAATCACATCGAATAAAACATGTTAGCAGCTTGAAACAATTTGATATAGGAGATTTTACAATATTACCATTTGAAACAGAACATGATTGTGCAGAGCCATTAGGATTTTTAATACAATATAAACCTACAGGTGAGAAAGTTTTATATGCAACAGATACATACTATTTAAAATATAAATTCAATAATTTAAATTATTTACTATTAGAATGTAACTATATTGCCGATATTGTCAAAGAAAACCTTGAAAACAAGACTTTACATCAAGGACTATATAAAAGGACTTTACAAAGTCATTTTAGTCTAGATAATGTATTAGAATTTTTAAAGAGTAATGATCTAACTAAGGTTAGAAAAATAGTTATAATTCATCTTTCGGATAGAAATAGCGATTATAAGAGAATGAAATTAGAAATTGAAAGATTAACAAAAAAAGAAGTTATAGTGGCAGATAAAAACATGGCCATAAATTTAGATTTATATGATTTTTAGATAAGAGGTGTAATTTGTGGAGGGATGGATTAAGCTATATAGAAAATTAAGAAATTCTGTTATTTGGAATTTGAAAGAGCCTTTTGATAAGAGAAGTGCTTGGATAGATTTATTATTATCAGTCAATCATGCAGACAACTTTGTATTCTTTAGTAATGAAAAAATATTAGTTAAAGCTGGATCATTCATAACGAGTTTGAGAGGGCTATCTGAAAAGTGGAAATGGAGTATCACAAAAGTGGATAACTTTTTGAACACCTTAAATAAAGAACACATGATACTCGTAAAAAAAGACACTAAAAAAACCGTTATAAGTGTTGAAAATTGGGGATTTTATCAAGGTGGAGAGTTTGAAGAAAAGACACCAAAAGAACAGGAAAAAGAAAACGAAAAAGACACCGAAAAGACACCGAAAGAAACAAACAAGAATGATAATAATGATAATAACTCCATATATAACTATGTATGTAGTGATGAAGATAAAAAAATAGCAAAATTAAGAGCAGATAAAATTAGAGAAAAAATGAATAAGTTTAAGGGGGATATATAATTATGGAAGGAATAGAGAGATTAAAAGATCTAATTGCTAATCAGCAAGATAAAGCATTAAATAAAGTTGTAGAATACTTATTAACAAGAATAGATATGAATGTAAAATATCTTAATATAGAAAAGGATCTAAAAGGAATGATTGAGTTCATTCGTGGAGAGGCACAAAAGCAAGCCAAAGATGGTGTTGCTATGATAGAAGATGAAGTTGTTTATGGTTGGGCAATACATTACTTTGATGAATCAAATGAAAAATTAGGTATAAAGTTAAAACCTAAAGAAATAGAAGTTGAAAAAGTTATTGAAGTAAAAGATAAAATTGTTATAACTAAGAAGATAGAAAATAAAAACGAACAGTTATCATTGTTTTAAGGTGACATTATGGCATATTTAAACATAAAAATGAAAGCATTGATAAATAAGATGGATAAAGAATTTAAAGAGCCAAAGCAATGGAAAAAGTTTATACTGCAGGAAGAAACAAAAAACAATCTAATAATTAAAAATAAAGATAATTGCAGCTGTACAAAATGTGGCCATGAATTTAAAACAAATAAGAAAATAAACGAATATGAGAAATGTCCTAGCTGTAAGAATAGTTTATTAATAAAACGATTTGATTTAATGTGGTATGAATTTAACAAGATAGTAATTGTTTTAGATAGGATAAATGAAGAGTATGTTCTCAGATTATTTCAATTACAATCACAATATAGAGATAAGAAAATGACACATTCTTTAGTTGAATATGCTAGAGATATAATAGGGTTTATTACTATAGTAAATGAGAGAGCATATTCAAATAACGGATCATTATACATAGCACATTCTAAAGCAATAGGAAAATGGAGAAAATATGATGCTTATTACGGAATTAATAAAGAAGGTAAATTATATCCACATAACTTAAAGAAATTATTTGAAAATACACAATATAAATACTCTCAAATTTGGAAGTTAGCAGAAAAATCTGATGATATTTCTATGCAATATATGTTAAGTACAGGAATGAAATATAATAGTTTTGAGATTCTAATAAAAATGGGATTATACAAATTAGCAGAGTGTCCTAAAACATTTAATGTACCAGGTACTTTTGAAAAGAGATTTGATATAAGCAAGGAATACTATCCATTCATGAAGAGAAACAATTTAGATTTAAGTGAACTTGAAATATTAAAACTAATTAAAACAAAGAATATGAATACTATAAGGGCATTGAGTATATATAGCTTAGAACACTTAACAGCAATCAGTAAATATATGAATGTAAAAGAACTATTAAACTATAAATTGACTATGCAGCAAGTAAACATATATGTAGATTATTTAAGCTTTGCTGAAAAGCTTGGATATGATTTAAAAGATAAAAAGTATTTGTTTCCTAAAAACTTAAAGGAAGAACACGATAGATTAGCAGAGCAAATAGAAATAAACAATCAAAAGCCACTAGACAAGAAGATTAAAAAGAGATATTCAAAGTTGAAACAATTTATATTTAAAAATAAAGAGTATCTAATAGAGCCAGTAAAGAGTATTGCTATGCTGATAGATGAAAGTAAACAACAAAATAACTGTGTTAGAACATATGCTGAAGATTATGCAGATAAAGAATGCGACATCTATGTTATGAGAAATATATCAGATGTAAATATATCTTTAGTTACAATCGAAGTAAGAAATAATAAAGTTGTACAAGCCAGGATAAAGCATAACGAAGTACCGCAAAGTAAAGAAATGAAATTTATACACTTATGGGAAAAGAAAATATTGAAGGGAGCAGTATCATGATATTACCAATAAAAAAGAAATGGTTTGATATGATTAAAGCTGGTATTAAAAAAGAGGAATATAGGGATGTAAAGCCTTATTATGATAGTAGATTTAAAGGCAAACTTTATATAGATATAATATTTAGAAATGGCTATTCTAAATCTAGTCCACAAATAAAATGTACATGTAGAATATGTCTAGGAAACGGTCGAGAAGAATGGGGAGCAGTACCAGGTAAAATATATTATGTATTAGAAATATTAGATGTTAAAAATATTAGGAGGAATAACTAATGGAAGAAAAAAATATAACTGAAATTAAGTTTAAAAGATCTGATTGTGATTATATTCAACAAGATAATTCAGAAAGTAATGAATGGCAATGCAGTGAATGTAAAGAAGAAATATGGTGGGGAGAATCTGGAGATGATGTAGATATTAAATATTGTCCTTATTGTGGTAAAAAAATAAAAGAATTTTCTCGTATAAAAGATGATGAAGATTTGGATTACTAATATGAACGATAGAATGACAGCTGCAGAGTATCAATTGTACCTGGTGAAACAAAAGCCAGGTAAATATAGTAATATAAAGACTGAAATTGATGGAATAAAGTTCGATAGTACCAAAGAAGCTAACCGTTATTGTGAGTTAAAGATACTATTAAGGGCAGGAAAGATATCAAATCTATGCAGACAAGTTAAGTTTATACTAATACCAGGAAGTATCACAGAGAGAGCATTGTACTATATAGCTGATTATGTTTATACAGAAGATGGACAAACTATAGTTGAAGATGTAAAGCGGATTTAAAACACAAGTTTACATAAATAAAAGAAAAATATTCAAAGAAAAGTATCCTGATGTAGTATTTAGGGAGACATAATTGACTAACAAATACTAACTTCATATATATAAGGGGGAATTAGTGTGAAAAAATTCACAAGTAAAGAAAATATGAAATTATTTGTTTATTCAATTATTGCAGCAACAATAATTACAAGCATTATGTATTTGTTAAGGAGATGATTAAATGGCAAACAACGTAAATGATTATGCACTAGCAAAATTCAGTAAGAATGGTATCAAACAAGAGAAAAAACCATTAGTGAGCAAAACTATACAAACAAAAACAATAAAGGCTAAAAAGCCACTTAAAACAAAGACACAGTTGAAAGCAAAAGCACCTATGAAAAAGAGTACGAAGCCGATTAATAAAAAAAGTAAAAATAAAGAAGAAGTATCAGAGCTAACGTATAAAACAGTTTATAAAAGAGATGATGGATGCAGGCTACAAGATAAGGATTGTAAAGGCAAATTAGACTTACATCACATTAATGGTCGTGGTAAAGGTAGAACAAACAACGTAGACAACTGCTGTATGCTTTGTGAATATCATCACAACGAAGTAGTGCATAAAAATAACAAGAAATATAGACTAATTTTAAAGGAGATGATAAATGTATGAAATGTCCACATAAACTTAATATACAACAAACAACTGCAATGCTATATGCAAATGAAGATGGAGTAATTAAAAGAGAAAAGCATACTCTTGTAGAAATACAGAGTTTTGGTGATTGCAATAAGAAAGAGTGTGCTTGTTGGAATGAAAAAACTAACATGTGTGAGAGGAGATAAGAGATGAAACCAAGTGAAATAATGAAAAAAAGATATATTTTAAAATTACAAGAAGTTAAACGTGATTATGAAAAACAAACAGATCCAGACTATCATGAGGAAGTTTCAGAAGCAATAGTTTATTCAATACAATGTATAGATTTAGTAGATAAGTTAAAAGAAATATTAAAAAATGATATACATAGAAGATGCAGTCAAAACTATCCTGCAAAAAGTATAGCTTTCGCTGAAAGAACATTATTAAATAAAAGAGACCAAGAACTATTAGATTATTTAAAAGAGTTAGAGGTATAGTATGATAAATAAAATATTAAAATTCATTGATAAATATATTTATAAAATACCTAAAATGACATGTTATGGTTGTATCAAAGATGATTGTATAAATAGAACAGTAAAACAAAATAAATTATGTATTGGATATAAAAAGAGATAATAGGAGGTTTAATATGGAAGATAGATTTAAAGAAGTAATGGGTAATTTATCTAGTATACAATATAATTCACATTTCAGTATGGAAAAGACAATGAAGTTTATTGAAGATCTAAGAAGTGAATCAAGAGATAAGGATAAAGTAATAGAAGAATTAAAATCAGATTTATATGCAGCTAATATGATAATAAGTGATTATATAGATAGTAATAAAGTAATAGAATTGATGGCGAATTATATAAGAAATACATGTATATTAAATGAAACTAGAGTAATGACTAAAGATGAAATAATAAGAGAATTTGAAAGTGAGGCAAAAATAATAAATAAAATTGAAAAAGACTTAATAAATGGAACTGGTAAAGTAGAATCAAAGGGATTGATGCAATATTTTGAAAACAAAGGAAAGGAGAATGAATAAACATATGGAATCAAATAAAATAATTTGTCCTAATTGTGAAAGTGAATTTGCAGATAATTATGAATATGCAGAAGATGATTATAAAATAGATTGTCCTATTTGTTTAAGAAGTTTTAAAATGCATAGAGAAACTACAGTAAAATATACAACTAAATTATTACCAAGAAAAAGGAGAAACATATGAAAAATATAATTAAAAAAGGTAGGAATTTAAAAGAAATCGTTAGATTTAAATGCATTGTATGTGATTGTATATTTGAAACTGATGAATGTGAACTAGCCTTTGAATATATGGCATTAGGTCTGATATCAACGTGTCCACACTGTTCTAAAACAGTTTTTCAAGCAAATTCTTTAAGTAAGGAGGACAAGTAGTATGTATGATTGCAATAAATGCAAGTATTTAAATATAACAGAATATCAACAAAATATATGTGGAAAGAAGATACCTCATATGTGTAAAAAATATAATAAAAGAGTTTTACATAGAGATAACTACAACGATCATCATCCTCAATTAGTACCATATGAAAAGTGTAATCAATTTATAGCAATGTTAGTTAATTTGGTTAAATAAGGGGGACAAATAGCATGAATGGTTTAAATTATACAGAACTTGCAGAGCTATTGAAATATATAGAAGAAAATAATGGATGGAAAAAAACATTAGTAAGACATGATCACAATTATAAAAAGCCATTAATAAAGTATGTTGGATTTGATTTTGATAGCAGAACATCTACTATATGGTTAATAAAGTTTCATGGAATGACTAAAGATGCAATAACTTTTAGGACTGAACAAGATTATAATTTAAAAGACAAAGTATATAAGTATTTGAAGGGGGACAAGCAATGAATGAACTAACACAAGAACAGCAGGATACAATAGATAGATGTATAGAATCGTTTAAAAAGCTAGCAGAGCAAATAATAGAAGCATTTAAGCCAATAGTTGAATGGTTTATAAAAACATTTGGACCAATATGCAGGAATATTCAATATTATAAAAAGTATAATATGATTTATATGAGAACAAAGTCCAAGAGGATAAGAAAGAAACAAATTAATTTAATGAGAAAGAAGGTGTGTGTATGAGTGGATTAAGCAGAATATGTAAAGAGTGTAAAGAATGTAAATTCAAAGATAATTGCAATAGTAAAGCATTAGAAACACTTGCATATGTAGATGAAACTAAGTTAGCACATCAACCAGTATTATTATACGAAGACAGACAATATCCAATAGGAATAGATAGAGGAATAAATATAGATATGACAAGTATTCAAGATACTATAATTAAAAGTATGGGAGTAAGTGCTAAATATCTACAATAGAAGATAGAATTAAAAATAAACATATTTTTTTTAAAAAGTAATTCCCGTAATACGGGATAAAAGGGGGATAATTATGAAGTTTTTAATTTATACATTGCTAGTGATAGCTGCATTAATACTAATAATAAGTATTGCAGCTATCATAGGATTTAATATATTTGATGAACTTGGATATAAAATTGTAGAATTTATTGTAAGAATAATATAGGACAAGCTAGTTACTTATAAGGGGGTAATTAAATGGTTATGAATAAAAAATTAACAAAGGAAATCAAAAATTATTTAGAAAAAGAGTTAAGAGATTACACAGAAAATGAAGAATTAATAAAAGAATTGGAACTTGATATAATTGAAAGTAGTCCTACATCAGATCCTGGTATGCCTGGAAGTCCAAATAGAGGAAATGAGCAACAAACAAGTAAAGTAAGTGAACTTATGAGCAACAAAATGATACATAGGTTAAAATACACAGTAGAAGCAATAAAAAAGGTATTAAAAGGATTAAATGAAACTCAAAAAGATTTTTATAAATTATATTTTGAAAATGGTTATTTTAAGACAAAGGTATGTATGGATATGCCAATAGGTGAAGCAACATTCCATAGGTATAAAAATCGTATTATATATGCTTTAGCACAAGAGTTAGGCTATTTATAAACTACAACGTGATAGAAACATGATAGTTTTTAAATGAAATTTGTGATATAATTAGTATAGTAGAGATTATCATAAGATAATTTACTCGAAATAAAAAAAGCAACTTTTTCAATGGGTTGCTTTTTTTTATTGCATGCAGATTAAGGCTATGCCTTAGTTTTCATATATCAACCTCCTAAATAATAGAGTGATTTTTAATAGATTGCTCTATTATTTTATTTTTAAAAAAGGTAGTGATACAAATGAATGTTAAGAAACAAAGTAAAGATAGTAAATATTCTGATATAATTAGAAAATCAGAAGAAAAGCAAAAGCAACAATTAAAAATAGTAAAAAATCGTTGCTGTCCTGATTGTGTAAACAGTGGAGAAGGATGCTTAAAATTAGATCATTTATTAAAAGATGGTGTTGAAATATACAAGTGCGCAAATTATTTTAAAATATAGATAAATGAGGTGATACTGTGGAAAATCCAAATGCAATGGTAAAGAAATTATTGTTTGTATTAAATAGATTAGATGTGAACTATAAAATGAGTACAACGCAGTATTATAACAAAGATAGAGATAAGATGACAACTAAATACACTATATATAAATATCATCCAAAAAGTGATGGAGAAGATTTTTATAGTATTATTGAAGTTGTTATATTTTTAGCTAAAGAATATAAATATGAGAAACAGATAAATCGCATAAAGGAAGGTGGATTAAGTGGATAATGAAGATAAAAAAATAACCAGGAAACAAGAATTATTTTGTCATCATTATATAGAAAGCCTTAATCGGCGCAGAATCATACCGTAAAGCATTCACAAATGAAAATCAAGATACATGTAAAGTAAATGCATCCAGGCTGATTAAAAAGCCTAAAATAAGAGAATTTATAGATTCAGTATTAGCAGATAAAAAGAAAGAATTAGTAGCAGATCAAAATGAAGTTCTAATTTATTTAACTGAAGTAATGAGAGGCAATATAAAGGACCAATTCGATTTAGATGCTCCACTTAAAGAAAGAAATAAAGCAGCTGAATTACTTGCGAGAAGACACGGACTGTTAAATGATAAACTAAAAATTGATGGAGCTATACCTGTCGTAATTACAGGAGAAGATGAACTTGCAGACTAATAATAAGACTAGAGTATATTTACCTGATGTAATAGGTGGAGGATATAAAAAGTTTTGGAACTTTAAAGGCAGGTATAGAGTTGTTAAAGGTTCTAGAGCTAGTAAAAAATCTAAAACTACAGCATTGTGGTATATAACTAATTTGATGAAATATCCAGATGCTAACTTATTGGTTGTTCGTAAAACATATAGAACATTAAAAGACTCGTGTTTTGCAGAACTTAAATGGGCAATACATAGATTAAAAGTTGATGCATGGTGGGATGTAAAAGAATCTCCACTCGAATTAACATATAAACCTACAGGCCAGAAAATATATTTTAGAGGATTAGACGATCCTTTAAAAGTTACATCTATTACTGTAGATATTGGTTGCTTATGTTGGATGTGGATTGAAGAAGCATATGAGATTACTAAACAAGATGATTTCGATATTTTAGATGAGTCTATAAGAGGAGAAGTACCTGATGGATTATTTAAGCAAATAACAATAACATTTAATCCTTGGAATGAAAAACATTGGTTAAAGAAAAGATTTTTTGATGTTTCTCCAGATGAAGATATATTAGCATTAACTACAAATTATACATGTAATGAATTTTTAGATGCTGCAGATAAAAAAGTATTTGAAAGAATGAAAAGAGATAATCCTAGAAGATATGCAGTAGCAGGATTAGGAAATTGGGGTATAGTAGATGGCTTAATATATGAGAATTGGAAAGAAGAAAAATTCGATATAAATATAATAAGAAATTTAGAGAGTGCTTTTGGATTAGATTTTGGTTATACCAATGATCCTACAGCGCTTTTTTGCGGTTCAATTGATTTGGTTAATAGAAAAATATATGTATATGATGAACTTTATAAAAAAGGTTTATCAAATAAAGCAATATACACTGAAGTTAGTACAATGGGATATGCAAAAGAAAAGATTACTGCAGATAGTTCAGAACCAAAGAGCATTGATGAACTGTTATCACTAGGATTAAAAAGGATAATAGGAGCAGTTAAAGGAAAAGACAGTATTAATAATGGAGTACAATTTATACAAGATTTTGAAATAATAATACATCCTAGTTGTGTTAATTATTTAACTGAAATAAGTAATTATACATGGGCTAAAGACAAATTTGGAAACAAATTAAATATACCAATTGATGATTTCAATCATTTAATGGATGCTATGAGATATGCATTAGAGAGATTTATAAGAAAAGTTAAAAATTGGCAAATGAGTACAAAGAAGGTGGTATAAAAATGATACAATGGAATGTTGAAACTTTAGAAAGTGAAAATAGTATTGCAAGTATATTAAGTTTAGCTGAAATAGAATGGAATAAAAGAAAACAATTATATGAGAGATTCAGAAGAAAATCAAGTTATTCGGAGTTAGTAAGCACTACTGATGATAAAATAAAAGTAGGGTTTGAATTTTATATTACAAATATGACAACTGGATTCTTTGCAGGTAAAGCTCCACTATATTCTATAAATAAAACAGTTGATGAAAAACAAAAAGGAATAATTCAAAAGTTATTTAATAAAATATTTGGTACAAGCAATGATCCAGATGAATTAAAATCAATTATAGATTATGTTACTAAATATAATGATGATTCAACAGAGTTCTATGACCTTGCTTTTGATTATTTTTGTATGAATGCATGTTATGAGACATTATATGAAAATAAAAACAATGAGATTGTATATACTAAAACAAGTCCTTTAAATACAGTAGCTATATATGATTATTCTACACCAGTTAATCAAATAGGACAAGTAAGAAGATGGCTAGAAAAGGATAGTAATAATACAGATATTACTATGGTAGAATTAACTACTACAAGTGGAAAGAAATTTTATAATAACAGTAAAGCAAAGGAAAAAGAATTTAAAGAAAACAAAAAATTATCTAAATCACAAAAGTGGGATGAATTACCTTGTATAGCAATTGAAAACAGAGATGGATTAGCTTGTTTCGAGTTAGTTATTTCGTTGATTTGTGCATATGAAAGAGTTATGCAGAATAGCAGAAATACTTTTCAATATAATGATGATGCAAAACTTAAAATTATAGGATATGCTCCAGAGAATGAAACAACTACAACTAATGATGAAGGTGAAACTATAATAAATCCAGCTAGAGAAAAAGAAGATGAGTACATATTAAAAACTAGAACTTTCTATATACCTGAAAATGGTGATATAGGATGGGTAGAAAAAGATGTTAAAGATACTGCACTTCAAAATCACAAAAAAACATTAGTTGATTTAATATCAATGATAACTGGAGTTCCAAATATAACAGATTTAGGATTTACAAATGCAGATAATGCGAGCGCATTAGATAGAAAATTCTTTGCATTAGAGCAAAATATAACTGATGCAGATAAACAATTTAAGAAACAATTATTGAGAAGATGGGAATTGATTGTTGGTAAAATAAATAAGAAGAAAAATACTAAATTTGATTTTAGAGATATAAAAATATCACTTAAAAGAAATTTACCAACTGACAAGAAAACAGAGACTGATAGAGCATTAAGTTTAAAAGGAACATTAAGTGATGAGACTGTAATAGATATGTTACCTGATGATCTAGATACAAAAGCAGAACTTAAAAAGATTGCAGATCAAGATGCAGATAAAATGGAAATATTTATGAATAAAACATCTAATAACATACCTAATTTATCAAAAGGTGATTTAATACCTAATAGTGGTATACCAAAAGTAAATCTTTCGATAAATTCAGATAAAATTAAAAAACCGATAATTCCACTTTTAAACGATAAAGGAACAATAAATAATGGATAGATGGTTAGCGCTAGATAGTGAGTTGTTAGATGTTAAAGAAAGATTTGATAAAATAAATGCTTTTACTCATGATGATATACAGATGGTATTTGATGAAATATACTTATTAGATATAAAACCAATAAGCTATACAAAGAGAGAAAAGTTGCAAAGGTATATTGATACTTGTAAAGAGAAAGGTATATTTAGTGAATATGTAATATTTATGGCCAATAAAATATTAGCTAGAAAAAACATGTACCAACAAGATATATTAGAATTAAAATTATTGCTTATATATGATAATCAATATAAACAATATGATAAGGTCAGTCAAGATGCCTTTGTAACGATTTTAAATAGTGGGTATAGTAATTGTACAATTGATATAAAAGAAACTTTAAATGAGCAAAATCTATTGATATTACTACCATTAGCTTTGAAGAAAGTAAATTCAGGATATATCTATAAAGATTATATAAGTTCTAGAATACAGTATGATGCAGAACAAATTAAAAAACAAGCACTAATAAATAACCAACAAAATAAAGAGCTTAATGTAGAAAACTATGAATTTGAGAAGATATTAGAACTTCAAAACAAATTAAATTTAAATATAAAGAAAAAAGAAGATTCAGAAGAACTTAAATTTAGTGGTTTTTTAGAAGTAATGTCAACAAGCATTTATCATACTGGTTATTTAAAAGCATGTGAAAATTTTAATGTTAAAGAAGTGCAATATGTAGCTACAGTTGATGATAGAACTACTAAAGTATGTAAAAGTATGCATACGCAAGTATTTAAAATAAACGATACAAATGAATATTATAGGTACAATGAGGAAGTGGGAGATATAATACTTACTAAAACAAAAGGTTTAGTACCAGGAATAAATTTACCACCAATTACTACAACTTATCATCCGTGTAGATCAACAATAGTTGCAATTAAAAATAATAATAAACAAAAATAACAATAAATCGACAACTTTCGACACATAATTAATAAAAATATGTTATAATATGGTAAAAGGGAGATGATTTTATGAATGAAACGAAAAAATGTATACATTGTCAATCAGAAATGGATAAAAAAGCAAAAATATGTGCAACTTGTAAAAGAAATCAAATAGCAACGTGGAGAAAAGTTATAGGATTACCATTATTAATAGTAGCAATCATAGTAATGCTTGGTACTATTGCTAGTTTAGGTGGAAATACAAGTACTGTTTCTAGTAGTGTATCAAATAAAATAAATTTAGAAAAGTTTAATAGCATACAAACAGATATGACATATGATGAAGTTATAGCAATAATTGGATCTGAAGGTGCATTATTATCAGAGAGTGAATTACTGGATATAAAGACACAAATGTATGTATTCTATGGAAAAGATGGTATATCAAATGCAAATATAACTTTTCAAAATAATAAAGAAGTAATGAAAGCACAATTCGGACTAAAGTAGTAAATTCAAAATAAGAATATAAATATTAAGCACTTATCTAAAAGGGTAAGTGCTTTTATTATGCTAATTTATAGGAGGTGAATAGCGTGGATGATATGAAAATAAGAGATTTAGAAAAAGTATTTACAATGGCAAAAGCACAAAATATAGATGTATGTGTTGAATTAACGATACCAGGAAAAAAAGCACATGAATTTATATTAACTTTAAATGATAATTTAGATTATAAATTAGATTATTATAAAAACAATTATAATGAAAATTTAGAACTTACAAGATGTGCAGATGTTAAAATTGTTAATGCCTTTATGTTTAGTTTTGGAAAACAAAATAATCAAGGATTCAATTTATAGGTAAGGTTGGTGAATAATATGAATAAATTTATATGTCATACATGTGAAACAGATTTTATAATAGAAAAAAATATTGGAAATAAATTCCCAATATGTCCTAAATGTAAAAGTAATAAAAACGTTGCATATAAAGGAAATGAAGTCGTATAAAATATATTTTTTGAAATATATGAAAGTGTAGGTGATTAAATTGAATAATACAGTAACACAAGAACAAATAAATGAAATACTTAATAGAGCTGAAATAAATGTTCAAACAGTATTTGATAAATGTACATTAGTAACAGTTAAATTAGAAAATGGATTTGTATTAACTGAATCTAGTGCATGTGTAGATAAAACAAATTATAATCAAGAGATTGGAAAAGAAATTTGTTTAAAGAAAATAGAAGATAAGTTATGGGAAATTGAAGGATATAAACTTCAATGTGAAATAAGTAAAATATAAAGAAAACTAGGCATTATGTGAAAGCATAGTGCTTTTTATATACCGTTTTTACTATAGTAAGGTTGAAAAAATAGTAGGTAATGGACTGGGGCTATATGCAATGGTCTGGGACATAAGGAGGAATTTTAAATGGGAGATCAAGAACCAAACAAAGTTGTAGTTGTACCTGGAACAGATGGGGCAAGTAATGAACCAGCTGGGGCAAATGTAGCTGCACAAAAGCAAGAACCAAACAATGCTAATAAGTCATTTGATGATTTGTTAAAAGATCCTAATTATCAATCAGAATATGATAAAAAGGTTACAAAGTCTTTAGATACTGCTAAATTAAAATGGAAAGAAGAAGCTGACAAAGCTAAAACTGAAGCTGAAAAATTAGCAGGAATGAAAGCAGAAGAAAAATTACAATACGAATTAGACAAAGAAAAGAAAAGAGCCGATGATAGTGAGAGAAAATTAAGTTCTAGAGATCTAAAGGATGAAGCAATAAAAATTGCCACTTCTAAAGATACTGAATTTGATGTAGCATTTTTAAATTTAATTGATTTTGAAAATATGACTGCAGAAAAACTAAATGAACAGACAAAACTAATAAAAAGTATATCTGATAAATTAGTTGAAAAAGCAATCAATAATTTTTCTAAAGAAGATTCACCTAAAAATGTTAATCAAGATGGTGGTACAGTTAAGAAACCAGTACCAAAAATATTTTAATTGAAAAAGGAGAGATTTTAAATGGGAGAAGACGCATTAAGTATTGAATTACAAACAACAGGTAAAGATAAATTAGCAGAGGAATATGGAAAAGTTATAGAAAATATAAACGCAGATACTGCTAGTTCAAGATTGAAAAATACAGAATTATCAGGAGATCCTTCAACAGGAAGTGTAAATGCAAAGAGATTTGTAAACGTTAAAGGAAATGTATATGGAACAGCTAGAACAGGCGGAGCAGGACAAAAAGTAGCAGTTAAACCTGTAATAGTTGCAATAGATGATGATACAGAATATATTGAAGAAGTTGAAGAAAAAGACTTAAGAATGTATGGTGTTAACGGTTTAATAGAAAAAAGAACTGTAAATCATCAAGAATCAATAAAAGTAGAATTAGAAGAAAAATTCTTTGCTGTAGCAAAAACTGCAGGAACTCAATTTACACCAACAGCTATAACTGTTGAGGAAGAAATAGAGCAAGCTATCCAAACACTTGAAACTACTAAAAATGATTTTGTTCGTGGAGTTCCAAGAACTATGATTGAAATAGCTATGACTCCAAATTATTATGGTAAATTAAGAACAAAAATTGCTACATTACCAAATTCAAATTCAAATGTAAAATCTTTTGAATTAGGAATTTACAATAATGCAAAAGTAAGTTCAAATGTATTTTTACCAGCTGGAGTTGACTATATAGGAATGGTTATTGGTTCAGTAGCTCAACCAGTGTTACCTTCAATATACAATCCTAAAAAGGTTGATTTATCAGATGCTACAGCATTTGGTATGTTCTTATATAAAGGTACAAAAGCAGTTATGGAAGACCTAATAATCTACAAAAATACAGTAATTTAATAAATAGGGGGAATGTTTTATTATGAAAAAATTTAAAAATATAAAAACAGGGGCTATATTAGCCCCTAACTCTTCTTTTGTCGAAGAGCAAATGGTAAAATCAGATTTATATGAAGAAATAGAAGAAAAAGCAAAAGAGCTAACAGTTAAAGAAATCAAGAAAATACTTTATGAAAACAAAATAGAATATGATGCTAAAGCTACAAGAGATGTTTTGTTTGCATTAATACCAGAACAAGGATAGAAAGTGAGGCAATAGTATGTTAGAACAAATAAAAAGTGATTTGGGTGCAAACTTAAAAACTGGAGATGAAACAGTATTAACAAATATACTTACTGATATGACAGCTATTGCTAGTCATACATCTAATAGATTAACAACTGATACTAAACTATCACCTTACATTAAAACTGCTGTAAAAGCTGCATATTTGCGCAGAGGAGATGAAGGTAAAACAAGTTCTAGCGAAGGAAGTCTATCAAGCTCTTATGAGGATATTGAAAAGAAACTTCGCCAGGATATTATATCAAATGGTTTAAGGAAAATTAAATAATGAAGTTAGGAAATCTAACTAAATTATGGGTATGCAGACCGATTAAATCTAATGTAAATGGAGAATATACAACTGTGTGGAATTACATAGAAGTAATATACTTGAATTTGCAACAAGATTTAAATGAACTAGATAAAAATTCAGCTGGAGAAATAGATCATACTATTTATAAAGGCAGAACAGATAAAACTATTAATTTATTGAAAGGTGATGGAGTATGTCTTACAGATATTTCTGCATCAACAAGTATTTTACCAGATTATACTATCAAGAATTGTCCTAAAATTGGCAAAACTACTGTATATACATTAAATATATACAATGGTGAGTAATTATGATTAGTGTAAAATGGAAAGAAAGCAACTTGAAAAGTTTCTATAAAAAGATGGAAAATATAGCAAACAATTTAGAAAATTCAGCTAAAGAATCAATGAAAGAATCAATGGAAACAATCCAAAAATTAGCATTACAATATAAAATTGGTAAAAAAGATATTTCAATGATTCCATTTACAATAGAAGCTAAGAATGGATATATTAAAGGTAGATTATATACTGATTCCAAAACATTTGCATATGCATCTTTTCTTGAATTTGGAACTGGTAATTTTGCAGAAAGACCACATATAGGAGTTACAAAAACTTTTGTTGAGAGTGGTTATACATATTGGTTTTTACCAGTTGAAAAAGCAGAGAGAGACTTTGGAAGTAATAGGATAATTATTATAAAAGGTAAACAGTTTTATATTATGTATGCACAACAACCAAAGCCATTCATGAGACCAACAGGATTTGAAGGTAGAGAGATTGCATTAGATATATTTCAAAAAAATCTATTGAAAATGTTAAAGGAGGCTATAAAATGATTTCAAGATTAGAATTAAAAGATTTTGTTGTATTAATAGTAAATAAATTAAAAGAGCAAGGTGAAGAAGTTGTTTTACAAAATCCTTCAGCAGATTCAATATTTCCTTGTAGAGTTGTACAAACTCCATTAAGGCAAGATAAATTATCTGATGATGGAATACCAGTAAAACAAAGATATTCTATTGCCATTGAACATTGGGCTAATAAAAAGTATGATGTAATGGCTATGGCCGATAGTACAGATGTAAAGTTAAGAGAGTTTAATTTTATGAGAACTAATACTCTATTAGATACATTTGATGATGTAACAAAAAAATACAGATTAGTAACAATTTATGAAGTAAATTACAATGGATTATATAATTCATTTGAATTAATAAAATAACGAAGGGGGAATAAACATGTCAGAAGCAACAACTCCAAAGACAAGTATGTTGTCTAAATTATTTATGGGAGATACAAGAACAGCAGAAGCAAGAGTACAAATTGCATATGTCCAAGCTATTCCAATTCTTAAATCAGCTCCAGAGCCAGTAACTTATGGTGCTTTAGATTTAGATGAGGAAATGTCTGCAAAAGGTAGATCAAAAGCTGAAACATTAGAAATAACTGTTTTATATACTGAAGAGCAACATGATACATTAAAAGCAGTAGAAACTGCTGGAACAACAAAACATTTCTTTGTACAACTTCCAGAAGCAACTGCAGTAATTGCAACTAAACCATTAACATTTGACTTTGCTGGAACAATAGCATTAACAAATGAACCAATAGAAATAGATGGTATGTTACAAGAAAAAATAACAATATATAAATCAACTGTTGTCAAAGAAACTAAAGGGTTTCCAGTAGTTTAAATAATAAAAGGAGAGATTAAAAAATGATATTAGAAACTAAAAAATCAAAAATTGAAATAGTATTAAGTACTAGAAAGATAATTGATCTAACTAAAAAGTTAAAAGGCAAAAACCTTACAGAAATATATTTTAAAGCATTGAGAGATTGTGATTTAGAAATATTAGCTAAAATAATATATGCATTTGCAGAACCAGCAGATGGAACTAATAAAGCATTTGTTGACGATAGCTATGTTTATGATTTTTTAGATGATTATATGAAAGAATCTAAAAAATCATATAAAGATATTTATAGTGAGATTGCAGTTGAGGTGAATGAACAAGGTTTTTTCAACGAGAAGATGACACTAGAGGAACTTCAAGCGAAAGCAGAGGATTTAATGTCATCAATCAATATGGAAGAAATAATCAAGAACTCAACAGAGAAAGCAGTATCCGAGATCACAGCAGAAGAGTTCAGGGGACACAAAGCTTAAACAAAGATATTTCTGATTTAATATATAAACTAGAACCTCTTGCTTATAAAGCAGGAATGAAACCACAAGAATTTTGGAATTGCACGTACAGAGAAGCAAATTTGTACGTGCAATCTTTTTTTGAATTAAAAGAAGATAATCTAAAGATTGAGATTCAATTACTAGATGCTTTATCAGACAAATTACTTATGAGTGATCCTCAAATAGTTAAAAAACCTGTATTTAAGAAATTAATTAAAGTATTTGGAAAATTGTTTGAAAAAGATGTAGAAAATACAGAAACTCAAAGTTTAGAAGAAATAGTACGAAATTTAAGAGGAATGAAATGAGGTGATGACTTATCACAGTAGAAGAATTAGAAATTGTAATAAAAGCAAATATAAAAGATGCATTGGCAGGTATTAAACAAGTTGTAAGTGAAGTGAAACAAGCAGTACAACAAACAATAGAACCTGCTCAAAAGGCAGTACAACAAGCTCAACAAATAGCAAAAACAAGTGCAAACAGTTATAACCAGGCTAAACAAAGTATTAATAGCTATAAACAAGCTATTAATAGCACTACAGCTCAACAAACAATATTAGAAAGAAAAATAAACGATTTAAAGAACATTCTCAATACTCCGACATCAAGTAAATATTTTAATGAAAATGAAGTGCTTGAAATGAAGGCTGAATTAGAGAAATTAGAACGACAACTATCTAAATTACAAGGTAAAGGTAAATCATTAGATGTATCTCCACATGTAAACAACACAGCAAAAGCAATAAACAATGCAGTATCAAGTTTAAAACGATTTGCGTTATCATTATTTAGCATACGAGGAATATTTTCAATGGTTAGCAGGGCAGCTGGTGCATATTTAGCAATGGATTCTGATCAAACTGATAAAATACAAAGTAATTGGGCTGGTTTAGGATCTTTTTTAGCACCAATAATAGAATATATAACAAGTTTAATGGCAAGAGGATTGGCATATATAAATGCATTTCTTAAAGCATTAACTGGAATAGATTATGTTGCAAGAGCAAATGCTAAAGCTTTAAATTCACAAGCAAAATCAACAAAAGCAGCAGCTGCTGCTGCTAAACAACTTGCAAGTATTGATGAAATAAGTAATTTATCTGATAGTAATGGCGGTGGGGGTGCTGATATTTCTAGTATACCTCAAATAGAATTACCCAATATTGATACAACAAAGGTAACTGAATTTGCAAATAAGGTAAAGGAAATATGGGATTGGTTAACTAAAAATAGAGATTTAATAATAGAAATAGGTGCAGCTATAACATTAGCATTTGCAGTTTATAAAATAGATAATTTCATAACTGCAGTAAAAAAAATAAATCCTAATTTATTAGGTGCAGCTATAGGTATTGCTGGAATTGCTGCTGGTGTAATTGCAGTAACTAAATTATTAGATGAGAATAGTGATCTAGTAAAAGCATTTGGATATATATTACTTTCTATAGGTTTAATAATGATTGCAGTATTTTTATTATTTGGTGCAATACCTGCATTAATTGTTGGTTTAATACTTGCAATAGGATTTTTAATTACGACATTAATATTAAAATGGGAAGAATTTGTAGCGGGAGTTAAATTCCTACTTACAAATTTGGGTGATTTTATAGTTAGTGCATGGACAAAACTAGGAGATATTATAGTAGCTATACTATCAAAGGTAGGAGACTTTTTTGTTAGTGTATGGAATGGAATAATTACATTTTTTGGTGGTGTTTGGAACTGGATAGTTGATAAAGCAAAATCAATAGGTGAAACATTTTCAAATGTATGGATTAATGTTAAAAATGGATTTTTAAGTACATGGGATACTATAAAAAACACAGTAGGAACTATTGGTACAACTATTAGTAATGCAATTGGTGGCACAATTAAAAGTGTCGTAAATGGAGTAATAGGATTTGCAGAAACTACAGTAAATGGATTTATTAGAGCAATAAATTTAGCTATAGGAGTTTTAAATGCAATACCTGGTGTAAGTATAACAAAATTAAATTTATTAAATATTCCAAGAATGGCAGAGGGTGGTGTAGCAACTGGAAGCACTTATGCTAATATTGGTGAAGGTAAATATCAAGAAGCAGTAATACCTTTAGGACAATCTCCACAATTTAGAAATATGAAACAAGAGATTGCTGAAGCTGCATCCGATAAACAAAATTCTGGACTAGAACAATTAGTAGTTCAAATTGGTGAAAAAAGATTTATTTATAATATTATAGATCTAATAAATGAGCAGTCTAGAGTTATGGGAAAAGCGGTTATAAAGGTATAAAGGTGGGTGAATAATTATGTTGTGGAAAGTTGATGAGGAGGTAATGAAAACCCCCTCAACTTTTAAAATAGATTCAGAAGATATAGATAAAGATAGTTATAGAAGTACTGTTACAGCTGCCTTAATTGATACTATAATAGCAAAAGGTATGCATCAACTTCAGTTTGGATATGATTATTTAACAGAAGCAGAAGCAGAAAATATATTATCAAAAACTTTTAAAAATCCTATGAATATATGGATAAAATCTCCTAATATAATTGGTGGAATTATGATAGCTCCATTTAGATGTGCTAAAAGAAGTGCAGAAATGTATAGGACAAGTAATGATGAAGGTGTTTCTGAAAATAAATGGAAAGTATCATTTAATTTAAGCCAAAAGAAAAAAACAATAGTACAGTAGGGGGTATATTATGTATTTAACAAGTGAAGCATGGAAACAAAATATATATAATTCTGATACTGAACATATTTTAAAGATTTATTTAAATGATATTGAAGTAGATCCCGATTATATTTTAGATTTTAATATAACTCATAGATTATTTATGGATGATATATTATGTTTAGGAAGTACAGCTGCTAAAGAAATTGGAATAAAATTATATAAAACTGCAGTAACAAATGCAATAATAGAAATAAAAGTGGAATATGGAATTAAAATAAATGAAATATATGAAATTATCCCAATGGGAATTTACAAAGTAAGTAATGTTGAAGAGGTAGATGATAATACTATACTTATACATGCTACAGATTATATGTTGAATTTTGAATTTAATTATGATGGTAGTGAAATAGCATTACCTGCTACTTTAAAAGAAGTATTACAAGATATTTGTATGAAAGCAGGACTAGAATTAGGTACAATTACATTTACAAATGAAAGCAAAGAAATAAACGTTTATGATAATACTGTAACAGCTAGAACATATTTGAGTTATATAGCTGAAAGTGCAGGTTGTTTTGCTATTATGGGTAGAGATAATAAACTTTATTTGAGAAAATTTTATGAAAATCAAGCAGAATTAGATGTCGAATTATTAGGAAATTTCAAATGGGGAGCAGAATGTACAATAAGTAATATTACTTATCAAGATGCAATTAGAGATTTTACATTTGGAGATAATACCAGGAATGTCCTTTGGATTAATCCAGATAATTGTTATATTGTTGATAATGAACAAATCGAAAATATATTCAATGAATTGGTAGATTTTAATACTAATTCATTTATAGGATCATCTATTATTGATCCTGCACTTGACTTAGGAGACTGTTTAATAATTGATAATAAAAAGGTACTATTTCAATATGGGATGGAGTATATTGGCAGATTTAAAGCAAGTGTTGATAGTAAAATACAATCTAAAGAAAAAGAAGATACGATTGTTACTATAGGAAATCCTAAATTAAGAAAATTACAAACTCAAATAGATCAAACAAAAGGTACAATATCAATTATCGCATCAGAACAATCAAGTCAAAGCAGTAAAATAACAACTGTTGAGCAAAATGTTAATGGAATAACAAGCACAGTATCCACTATAAAGAATATAGCAAATGCTAATACAAGTGAAATATCAAGTGTTAAGATC